AGTTGACACAGGTTTTCGGGACGTTGATCGCCGGGGCCATGTAGCGCGGGATGGACATTTCAGGCCACCTCCATGAATTTTTCGCCGTCCTGCTCGTAGATCCGGAGGCACAACAACTCGCCTACACAGTCGGATACCGGCATGTCATCGGGCAGATCGGCCAGGGCCGCTTTCAGTTCGCCGACGGTTCTCGGTTCCAGTTCTTTGATTAGTTCGCCCATCATTCAACCTCCTCAAGTTTGATGATACGGGACCAGGTGCGGCACACCGGGCAGGTGAGATTGGTTCTGATTCGTTTCTGGCCGTCGGTGGTTTCATATGTCGAGGACTTCTGTTTTTTGGTGAATTTTACACCGTGGTTGGCACATTGTTTATTCCGGCAAATTGCGGTCAGATTGAACATTTAAACCTCCTTTAGTTATGCACCACGACCTGAAAACAGTTTCCCTTTTGCTACCACCTTCCCGGAGGGATCAACGTAGATATTTCCCTCTTCGCACTGGTCTCCGTTTACAGTGATGGTGCTCGGGCCGTCGATAGAAACATTCCGTGCCACCAGATAAGCATAAATAGCCGTCGCAACTTCATCCCCAGTGAGGTCAATACTTACACCGGGGCCGTATTCCGTAGAGCCTTGTCCGTGTTGTATTTTCAAATTGCACCTCCAAGTGCAGTTAGTGAGGTACCGGCGTCATCTTCCCGCAATGCCGGCATTTCGTCCGCGATTTCTCATTTAATTTTTCTGCCGCGGCCTTGTATTCGCCCGTCAGACGTTCCACCCTTTGCCATTCCTCAGCCAGCATTGCCAGCCAGACAACAGGGTTTATGTCCTTTTCGCAGTCCAGACAGCGAATAGTCGTCAACGTCTGGTCAATCTCAACTCGGTTGTGTGGACACTCGTTAAACAGCCGTCTCCCGTACCGTGAGGTATGTTTGGCAACTTCGATGCTGATAACTTTTCCCGATTTTGATGGTAGGTCTATTCGCATAACCCTATGCCGCAATATTCAGGTTCAGTTGCCGATAGCTGCCGTCTGGCTGGCGCTCGTAGAACCTGATGTAGCTTTTGGAATTAATCACCTGAACGCTGTCGGAAATAGCCTGCATAGCCTGCTGCCAGGTCTCGTCCTGGATGTCAAGACGGCGCAGGCCCAGGACGCGGTTGGTGTTGATCCGGCCGGTCTTATCAACCTGGAAGGCATCGTTGACGATTGTGCGGAGTTCAGCGCGGCTCCCCTCGGTCCATCTTTTCAGACATTCATCTATCAACGATTTGGCCGCCTGCAGCCGTTCATCAAAGGTTATGAAATCGTCAATAGACCGCACCAGTTTGAACTGGCCATCATAGGAAAACAGGGTCACGTTGCCTTTGCGGCCGCCAAGATGTGCACCGTATTTTTCCCCGGAGAGGTCCACAAATGCCTGAATATCATCCATGGCACGGACCTTGAAACTTGCCAGAATGCCCGCATAAGATTTGGCGTGGGCGATTAATTCCATCACCAGGTCGTTACGGGTGATGTCGACCTCCTTGATCATCTCTATCGGGACCAGGCGGCCCTGGTTGTCTTCCATGTACCCGTCGGGCACTGTGTTTCGGTCACTTGACACGTTTCGTCTCCTTTTGTGTTGTTCCGATGATGGCATCGGCTTTGCTGTTGATGTAGCTGGTCTCGGCGATCATGCGGGCGGCCAGGGCGGTGATGTAGCGGTCACCCGCGACATGTACCCTGGCTGCCCAGCCGATCAGGCCGCCGGCCAGGAAGATGATGGCGGCGATCGCCACCAGGGGGCGGGGGCTCATCTGGCCCACCGGGCCACTTTGTTCCGCAGGTCGACGCGGATCTTGAACCAGGCAATTTCTTCTTTGATGATCTGAATGGTGCGTTTGAGGATGCGTCGGATCATGGTTTCAGCCTCCTTGTTGGTTGTGGTTCGTTCATGCGGGCGGTGGCGACCACCAGGGCAAAGGCTCCGATTATGGCCAGCAGGATCAGGATGATCATGGTTTTTTCTCCGCGCCCATGGCCTCCATGGCCTTGACGATCTTTTCTACCTGCCAGGCTTTGACCATGCGCAGCCCGGCCACCCCGGCGATTTTGCGGCAGAAGCTGTCCAGCGCCTTTTCCTGGGCTTCGTCGCCTTCGGCGCGGGTGACCTGATGCCACATGGCATCCACCAGCCGGAGCTGGGCTCCGGAGGCGAAGCCGGGGCGATGGTCCATGTCCTGGTACTTCAACGGCCTGTAACCCTTAACCCCCCTCAATCCCCCCTTATCTAAGGGGGGAGGATTACCGGCTCCCCCTCTTGAGGTAAGAGGGGGCTGGGGGGAGTTATTGCCGTTCAGCCCTGCCAGCAGTTCTTCGGCCTGGCGCCAGGTGAGGCGTTTGCAGCTGTCGACGCCGTAGCGGGTCTCCAGGATGTTGCGGTAGGCGTCGTCGTCGAGGCCGAGCTTGTGGATGACGGCGTGGATGGCCTTGATCTGGCTGGGGGCGATGGAGCCTTTGACGTAGGCTATGGCTTGTTTTTTGGATGCTTTCATAGCGCCTCCACGATTTCTGCGGTGATGCGGTTTTCGCCCATCTCAAAGGCCAGGTTCATGGCGCGGGCGGTGAAGTTGTTGACCAGCAGCGGGTAGGCGTGACTGACCGGTTTCTTGCCTCGGGTGTCGTCGGTGGTGAGGCGTTTCCCCAGGGTGCTGATGGCGTCGACGTCCATGATGTCGTCCAGTTTGATGCCGACCCGTTTGAATTTGACGGTGAGGTAGTCGGCCAGGTTGCCGTTGAGGCCTTTGATCTCGGCAACCTGGACCCGGCGGATGACCTCGCGCATCTCGACGTGCTGGGATTCGTTGAACATGTGTTTCAGCTCTGTCTGGCCGATGAGGATGATGCCGAGCAGTTTTTTGTAGCCGTCCTCCAGTTCGTAGAACCGTTTCAGGTATTTGAGGGTCTGGGTGGTGAGGTCGTGGGCCTCTTCGATGATGAGGCAGGCCTGGTATCCGGCACGGCTGCGGTCCATGAGGAGCTTTTGCACCTGGCGGGTTTTGGCCTCCAGTTTGATCTTCGGTTTTTCTTCGGAGAGGTCCATGACGATGGCGTCGCAGATAGAGCTGGCGGTGATGCGGCCTTTGTCGATGATCTGGGGAAAGATCGCCTGGACGTTACTGTCTCGCTTCAGTTGTTCCATTACCTCGCGGCGCATGGTGGTTTTGCCGCTGCCGACTTCGCCGATGACGGCGAGGAAGCCGCCATGTTTGGCGGCATCGAGCATCGCCATCTCGATGTAGTGGTGTTCGTCTGATTTGTAGATGTCCGAGCTTTTTTCCACATCTCCGACAAACGGGTTGCGGAACATTTTGAAGTGTCTGAGCGCCTCTGTGTGGACCATTTCAACCTCCTTGCATGTGATTATTTCAGGGCCGCCTGTGACCAGCGGCCTTTTCCGCATTCCGGCGGATGTTCTTTTGCCGTGCTGTCTTACTACTGCGCCGCGCAGTTCGTGGCCCAGGGGCAGCCAGATGTCGGCGAGGGTGAGGCTGTTTTGGGCGAGCCAGTAGTCTACCTGCTGCCGGTGATCCGGCTGGGTGAGGTAGGCCTCTATCTGCCCCTGGATGCCGGGGTGGGTGGGGGGCAGGTAGCCTTTGTTGAGGACCAGGTTGACCAGGGGCCGGGAGATGTCGAGCTGTTTGGCGATGTCGCCCTGGGAGATGTTGCACTCTATGCAGAGCGCTTTGATCGCCAGGGGCTGGAAGGCGGCCGTGTATGCTCTGGAGATGCGGGTTGTCATGGTGTTACCTCCGTTGGCCCCATTCGGGCCAAAACAGTTATTTGTTGACCACCAGCGCCAGGCCGTGCTGCGGGACTGCTGCTTCGCCGCTGTATTGTCGGATAACGGCGTCCATGGCTGTGGCTTCGATGGTGTCGCCGTATTCGGCGCGCAGCGCCTGGTTGATGGCGGGGGTGACCTGGATGCCGGCGGTGCGCATGGCTTTGAATAGTTCCAGCATGGAGCGCTGGATCGGGGCGGCGGTCCTCTCCAACTGGATCGGTACGCCGCGCTTTGGTATGGCAACGATGTTGGCGGCTTTTTCCTGGAAGCCTTCAAAGGCGTTCATGCCGGCGAAGGGCATGGCGTCCTTGCCTGGAGTGCGGGTGCCGGTGGCCAGTTCATCCAGGCGTTTCTTAGCCTTTTGGACGGCGGTTTCGGGCTGGGCTTTGTAGCTGACGCCGATGATGGCGGCGTTGGCGTTGAAGCCGCCCAGTTCGGCGGGTAGTTTTTCGATGGCCTGGGCCTCGTAGAGCTGGTTGTTGTGGCTGACGGTGATGATGCCGTCTTTCCATTTCCAGATGTTTTTGATGACCTGGACCTTGGTGCCGTGGGGGATGTTGGCGTGTTTGAGGTTAAATTCCCGGCCTTCGAAGCTGATGCGGTGGTTGGTGATGGTGCGCTCTTCCTCTGGTTTGTTCATGAGGTCGTGCAGCAGGGGCCGTTCCGGGAGCTCGCGCAGTTGTTCGTTTTTGATCATGAGCCAGCAGGAAAGCCTGGTCATGCGGGTGCGGGTGTGTTCGCGGGTGGCGTTCATCCAGATGCAGAAGCCGCGCGTTTTGCGGTTGAGGTCGTCGAGGTTGGTGGCCGGATCTATGCGCAGCCGGGTCTCGAACCATTCTTCCCAGATGTTGTGGGAGACCTCGACGCTGCCCTGGCGGCGGGAGTTGCCGGGGGTGCCGGGGATGATGTCGATGCCGAGGCCGTCCCAGAAGCCCATGCCCAGGGACTTGGCCTTGGCGCGGCTGCCGCCGTCCATGAGCATGGCATAGGGGACGCCGCGGAAGGGGAAGTTTTGTTCGTCTTTGGCCTCCCAGGCGCGGCAGAGGAAGTCGAAGAGGTTTTCGGCGGTTTCGCCTGCGGCCAGGTAGTAGTGGACAAACATGAAGCCGCTGAAGTGGTCGGTTAGTATGTAGCGCTGCAGCGGGGTCTTGACCTTTTTGAAGTTCTCGAATTTGTTTTTGTAGAATTCATCCTGGCGCATGATCTTCATGCCGCCGTCATCGAGATAGTATTGGATGCAGGTGGAGACGTCGACCAGGTGGACGTGGTTGGGGTGGAGGCTGCGCATGTCGGTGTGGGGCGTGGGCGCGTTGAGCTGTTGTTTGCTGAGGGTGCGCTCGCGCAGCTGCCGCTGGACCGTGGCCAGGGAGACCTCGCCCCGGAGCATGATGCCGTTGTCGATGGCGAATTCCATGGCGTTTTCGATCGGCATGAAGGCCCCTTTGTTTTCACGGCCGCATTTGTAGAGGGTGGCGGCGATGAATTCGAGCTGTTCTTCGGCCAGGGTGCCGATGCCTTTGTCGGCGCGCGGTTTGCGGCCTGGGTCGAAGCCGAATTTTTTGGCTATGCGGTACATGGTTGCCTCGCTGCCGCCGTACATCGCCTGGTATCCGGCGATGATCCCTTTGCGGTCCGCCGGTTTTGCTTCCCTGAGTTGTAGTGCCATTTCACGTTGCCACATGGTTTACCTGCCTAGGATGGAGTGTTCAGCTTTGCTGCCCTTGCGCCTTTTCCCAGGCCTCGAATTCATCCATTATTTCGGGGTTGAGGCCGGGGCTGCCGTAGTTGAGGACGGCGGTGTCATAGGCGGCCAGGATCTGCATTTTCATGTTGTGCAGGGTGGAGATGAGGCAGGCGCGCATGCGGGGGGTGATTTCTCCGGCACGCTCCATGACAAAGTCGGGGTCCATGGAGAGCATGTAGCCGTCGAAGGAGGTGCTTTTGTTGGACATGAGCTGGAGGAAGGCGTCTTCATCAAGCGTCAATCCTTTGGCGGCGGCGTCCTTTTCGAACTTTTTGAGGTCGCGTTCCATTTTGTTGATGACGTCGCCTTTGGATTTGAGGACTTTGTCCTTGGCGGAGACGGCGGCTTCCAGGGTTTCAACCTTTTCCTTGGTTTCTTCGCCGATGCGCTCGATGAGCGCCTGGATGTCGTCCCGGTATTCGGGGGTGAGGGGGATGGATTCGTCGCCGTAGATGAGGCAGTTGTCTTTGATTTCGGCGGAATCCGCCGAAACGTGTTTGCCTAACATCCTGATTTTGTTAAATGGCAAACCGCAAAAACCGGCGAAATTCGCCGAAAATGTATCTGCAATCGACCGGATATCGTCCAACATTTCATCTACACGTCGTCTCTCAAGGCCGCGTGCCTCACAAAAAGCATCCCATGTCATGCCGCCTGCTTTATAAGATTTGCTCTGTTTGACACGGTATAAAGTCATGGCCTTTAAAAATTCGTTGTAGGTGATATTTGATTCAATTGCATGGAGAGCACCCATGCCAAACGATTCCTCCCTCAATACATCCATCTCCTCACGCATAGCAGCCAGCTGCTGATCCGCATCTCCCTTGCCCAGCGCATACATCTGCTTTGATGCGTCGGCTATTTCGTCGTGTGCCCGTGGTTCCCGTGGTTTTCCGGCCATGTCATTCCTCCCCTAATGCTGTGATTTCGTTGTCGAGCTTGGCCCGTTCCGCTTCTTTGTTGGCCTTGACCCGCGCCCAGAAGATCCCGATTTTCATGCCGAGCCGCCAGCCGCCTCCTATTTCCTGGACAAATCCGGCATCCTCCAGGGTGATCAGCTGGCACATGACGGTGCCGACCGGGAGCTGGGTTCTGACGGCGACCTCGTTGCCGGTGAGGGGGGCTTTGGATTCGGCCAGGATGGACAGGATGTCGCAGGCCTTGGTTACTGATGCGATGCGTGTGTAAGATTTTTCAGCCACTGTGTTACCTCCTTAAAATGATGATTCCAGTTGTTTGATGCGTTGTTCTATGGTGCGGCTTTCCCTCTTCAACCGTGCCCACTCCAGGACACTGCTGTCCTCGGGGCGCAGTACGTCGCTGCCGAGTGGTTTGAGCACATATTGCAGGGGCTCGAAGGTGTTGCAGACAAAGCAGAAGGCCGCCAGGGCGTTGACTTTCATGCCGTTGCCCTGGTCGCTGGCGGCGTATTTGTCGAGCATGTCCTTGGTGATGCTGGTCTTCATCAGCCGCGACATCTCGGCGGCGATCTGGTAGCGGTCCTTGCCGCTGGTGGACATGGCGCGGCTAAAGCTCTGCCGCAGGCCCAGGTCAATGTCGAGCGCCCCCTCTGCCGTGGCACTGTCAAAGAGGCCGGGCAGCATTTCCATGTGTGTGTCAATCTGGGTTTTTATTTTCGCCATGACATCTCCTGAAAAACTGTTATTCTCAAACCAAGTTTGATATATTGCGATTGCCGGAGGCCACCTCATGGATCGAAACCAGTTCGAAAGCCTGAAAGCTCTGCTGACCGTTAACGCTCAATACCTGGCGATCATCGCCGCCCAAGGGCAGTTACAGCGGCCGTTAGACGCCGAAGATTATGACTTGTGTGCCGCTGACGTGCGGCGGACTGTTGAGTTGCTAGAAAGCAATCTCGAAGTTGGTGTGCTGCCTCCTGACGTCTGGCGGCCTCCGTTCTGGCGGCGCTAGATGCGTTGACCTGGTTTGCTTTCTGCACTTGCGCACGCGCGTCGGTGAGTGCGGCCTCAGGGGTATCTACACGGCCTGTCCGGTATAGATAATTTGCGAGGTGTTGGATGTGTTCTTCTATGAGCTGCCGTGTCATGCTGCCTCCCTGTATTGTATTGGTGTGTCGCCTTGGTCTTTGGTTTTATAGATGATGATTTCGGCGGTATATGTGTCGGGGAAATCGATTTCCATTCCCAGATGGTCTTCAGGTATGCCGTCAGGGAATAATTGACCTACGAACATCCATAAATCGTATGAAGCGAGCCTTAAGCGGGCGTGGGTGATCCCGTCCAGTATGGCCTGGTCGTGTAATGCCATAAGCTCTCGTACTTTTTCTGGGGGCACAACTAATCGGCAGGCTTCAACCCTGTTGTGCCTTCTGTCCATGCGGTCATTTTCTTCGCGGAGGTACTTGGTAATGTCTTTTATCAGTGATCTAAAGGTTCTCATCGAGGTACTCCTTTCATGGCGTGATAAACGCAAACGGGATAAAATAGTTCCAGCGGCTTTATCAGTAGACCCGGAGCCAGACCGGAAGCGGATCTCTTTTTTCAGGCGCAAGCAGTAAAGCTTATGCTGCCTCCCTGTATTGTATTGGTGTGTCGGGCCAGAAGGTTTCCACCGGGATCTGGCATTTCTGAGCGACCAGCAACCGGACCCGATAGCCCTTGCGCTGGCCGCTGAGAACCATAAAGACATATTCGCGGGAAACATCGGCTTCATCGCTAATGGATTTGTTGGTGATGCCTCTCCGCACCAATTCGGAACGGATAAACCGGTAACGCTCCTGTGCTGCATCGAGTTCCGGCTCTTTGGCGACAAAGAAAAAATGAGGCCATAAAGCAGCCAACCTTGAGGACCGACCGAGTGTGTTCATGCTGCCTCCCTGTATTGTATTGGTGTGTCGGGCCAAAGGTCGGACACAGTAAAGCCAATAAGCCGCGCGATAACTGGGCGGTATTTGTACCCAGTGCGCTCGTCATTGATTATGTATCTGATGTATTGAGGAGATTTTTTACAGGCGGCCGCTATGTGGGTATAGTCCATGCCAGCTGAAGTCATAAGACCTTCACGGGCGCGGGGTCGGTCGGGTTTCGGGACAGAGGCGAGCCCGCCTGGAGGGAGTTCCAAAATGTTTTTTTTCATACAACACCCCTTTTTTTAATCTTTAAAGTTTGCATTAGAAACGTTGCCGTTTTAATCGTTGGTATAGTCAACAAATAACGGATTAGTTAATCCATGTCAACAGAAAAATAACGAATCCATGAATTTTGACCTAATCATCAAAAAAATAATGATCCACAAGGGTTTTGAGGACGAAAAAGAGGTTGCAAAACTCTTTGGATTGTCAGCTCCAGACCTGAGCCAGCGTAAAAAGCGAGGTTCAATACTGCCGTATGTGATCGATTGGGCTATTAACGAAAAAGTGAATTTGGATTGGTTGATTAGAGAGACACCGGTCCCATCTGTCAGTGAACCGGATATCGGTTATGCTGCGGATAACGATTTAAGGGAGATGCTGCAGAGGATTATAAAAGAAGGTGATGATACAAAGCTGGCGGCGGTGCGTGGGGTACTGGCTGTGTATGATCCGGGGAAAAAGAAATAAAAAAAGGGGCCGAAGCCCCTTTAAATCACATTATTCGTTGTTTTCTCGGCACACCCCGAGCATTAATGACATTACTGCCGCGTAGACGGCGCAGTTTGCGATAAACCGTGACAGGGCTGGTTCCTTCCTTATCAGCGACCATGCCAACTGCGCGCGCGAGATCACTGCCGGACGGTAACGATAACAAGTTTTGATAGTCAGGCGGGCAAGAAAAAGAGGTCTCTAGGTTATGGGTAGCTTTCAGTTTGCCGCGACGGATCAGACCGATTGTCAGCATTATGAAACGCTGGAAGGCGATTACTTGGTTGCGAGTTTTTAGGTCTTTGATACGGGAAGTAGATATTTTAAATACAAGGCCATCTGCCATTTCTTGCGAAAGCATAATAGTCGATTGCATACGGCCAAGTGAATCAGGTATCTTTTCGACGCGGTGCAAGCCTTCAAAAACATCCCGTGAAGAACGGATCAATTTTGTCACGGCCCGCTCGTCATACCCAACAGCCTGGCAGAAATCTGGGAACGGGATGGCATATGTTTCGATATGGAAAATTCTACTGGATGAGGGGGCGTAACGCCCCCTCATCTCTGTGCGCGGTTGGGGGGTATTTAGGGGAGATGGGGTCACGTTACATGGCCCCATCTCCAGTTCAAAAGAGGTCTTATAGAAGCGGACCGGTTTGCCGAGGAAGTTTTGAACCACGGGTTTGGTATCCATATTCCCTCCATTTACATATTGATTTAAATAATTTATACCTACTACATTGGATATGTAAATAAAAAAACTGGGCGGGCAATCGCGGATCACAGAGAAGCAAACAAAAACGGGGCGAGGAGACCTCTATGAAAAAGTGGTTTTTTATTGCAGTTATAATTTTATCCAGCGGGCACATGTGTTTCGCTGACTGTGTCGATGCTCAAAAAACCAAAATAGAAACATTCCTTTTAAAACATGGGGTAGTCTACCAAAAACAATGGATAAAGCTGGGATATCTAGACAACGTGCAACTCAACGTCGTTATTGTTACCGACCAAAACAATTCGGTCGTGGCCAAGGGGTTGAACGTTAAAATAGAAGGCTATAACGGGCTCATGACCGCTGCGTGGCTTGATACTGAAGAAATTGTTGATTTATTGAAGGCGCTTGATTTCATGATCAACACTGCAAAAACATGGGATCACAAACCGTTGGCGGATTATACTGAAGTGGTTTTTTCGACAACCGGCGGCTTTAAGCTAGGTTTTTACGGTGAACCTAAAAAAACTATAAAAATGAATGATTTAAAAATGTTTGTTTCGTGCGACTGCGGCGAAAAGGCCCCGCGTCTCCTTGATATCAATCATTTAGAAGAATTTAAAAC